TGTGTTATGGATAAAGTCTCAGGATTAACGCTATTCTCTGGCTTCTCACTAACTTCAGCAATAACACCTTCCTTCTCTTCTTGTACTGCCTTAGCTTTTATCTTGACCTCTTGACCTTCGCCTAGTCCTTGAAGGCTTAACCCTGTATCTAGTTTATTTAACGCTCTTGATACTTGGGTTCTAATAGTAGCAGTTGCTTCTTTTAGTGTTAATCCTGCTGCTCCTGCTGTTTTCTTTAGCTTGTCCGCTATCTGCTCTATCTGCTTGAAGCCTTTATCGCCTTGACTAACATAGTCATTAATAATTTTAGATTGGTTAACTCCTGCATTATTAGAGTCAACATACGATTGGTATAACTGGTTTGATTGCTTGTTCATAATATTCCTTTTTTTGTTATTGACTACTCAAAAGCGGTAGCCATGAATAGAATAATACCTAGCTTTTTTGAGATTGCAATAGCTAGGACAAAATAAATATTGGTATAACATGTTATACGTGTTTAAAAACTACAATCATTGACTCTTTTATCTCACATATACCACGCTTAGCCACTATTAGCCACGTTGGCACCTTTAAATTCTGGCCATTCTTAAGGCACCTTTAAATTCTGGCCACGCTAGGCCATAGGGGGACCCTTATGGTCAACGTACTGCTACGCAGATAGACTCAATATCACATGAAACAGCATTTGGACCATCATGACAATAGAAATTAACTAATCCAAAGGTAGCAATTCCTGGACAATTGTGGTTTATTTGCAACAAATGCTTGCAATTATAGAAAACTGTGGTATAATAAGGGTATAGGACCTCCCTTTTTAATTAGGACAAAGGCATGACGGAAAAGAAAAAGAAATCAGGTAACCCTAACTTATATAAGGGTATGCCATCACTGAATCCAACTGGCAGACCGGTAGGTTCAGTAAACAAATATACAGCTCTTAGTAGAGAAGTCCTGTCAGCGAAAGGACCAGAGATAGTAGACAAGGTTATAGAACTCGCCCTCGCTGGGGATAGACATTGTTTAAAGATGTGCATGGATAGAATAATACCAGCACACAAAGCAGTAGAGATAAAACACGAACATAGAGATTTAGGAATAAATATTATTGTTGAATCTGTAAAAGCAATAGAAAAGATAGAAAAAGAAGAACAAGAAACCTTTGAAGGTGAAGTAATAGAAGCGATAGACGATTAATGGCTGATATTAAAGTTTCCCTTCATGATGCCCAGATGGAGATATTTAAGTCTGAGGCTAGATTTAAAGTTATATCAGCAGGTAGAAGGTTTGGTAAGTCAAGACTAGCTGCATGGGTGTTATTAATTAAAGCACTACAGAGTACAAGTAAGGATGTGTTCTACGTTGGTCCTACATTCCAACAGTCAAAAGACATTATGTGGGGCATGTTAAAGGAATTAGGCAGAGATGTTATTAAAGCTGCCCATGAGAACACAGCGGTATTAACTTTAATTAATGATAGAAAGATATACCTTAAAGGTAGTGATAGACCAGATACATTAAGAGGAGTAGGTCTAGCATATGTTGTTTTAGACGAATATGCCTCTATGAAACAAGAAGTGTGGGAAATGATTTTGAGACCTACGCTTGCAGATGTAAAGGGTGGTGCCATGTTTATAGGTACACCAGCAGGAAAGAACCATTTTTATAAATTATTTTTAGAAGCACAAGAAGATGATGACTGGGAAGCGTTTCAATTTAACTCTACAGACAATCCATTGCTGGACCCCAAAGAAATCGCTACTGCAAAGAGTTCAATGTCTACCCAAGCTTTTAGACAGGAATTTGAAGCCACCTTTGAAACCTTCAGTGGTGGAATCTTTAAGGAAGAATGGATTAAGTACGTTGATAATGAAGCAGACTTTAAGGAAAACACAATAGGTCATTACGTAGTTGCTGTAGACCCAGCAGGATTTGAAGCTGCTAGTAAGGAAAGAGGATTAAAGTCTAGTAAGTTAGACGAAACAGCAATATCAGTAGTTAAGGTTGTTGGAGATGAATGGTTAGTAAAGGATATATATCATGGTAGATGGGGTATTAAAGAAACTGCTGCTAAAATATTACAGGTTTCTATTGAAAATGAAGCGAGCACTGTCGGGATTGAAGCAGGAGCTTTAAAGAACGCAATAATGCCTTATCTTGAAGATGAGATGAGGTCAAGTAGCAGGTGGGTTAACATAAGAGATGTTACTCATGGTGGCAAAAGAAAGATTGATAGAATTACATGGTCGTTACAAGGTAGGCTAGAGCATGGTAAGATAAAGTTTAGAAAGGCTGAGTGGAATGATTACTTTATTCAGCAAATGATGGACTTTCCTTCACCACAAAGTCATGATGACTTGTTAGATAGTCTAGCATACATAGACCAAGTAAGTGTGGCAGACTTTGCAGAGAGCATAGAATTGGATGAGTGGGAACCAATGGATGCAGTAGCAGGATATTAATTTATTATGGGCGGTAAAGAATAAATGGAAGAAAAAGACTACACCAGCACACATAGTCAACTAAGAGAATGGGTATTAGACCGAGTAGATACTTGGGAAGAACACAGAAACTCTAACTATTTATCTAAATGGGATGAATACTATAGACTATGGAGAGGAACTTGGTCGGAAGAGGATAGAAATAGGTCCTCAGAAAAGAGTCAGTTAATTTCTCCAGCCACTTCACAAGCAATTGAAGCTACAGTAGCAGAATTAGAGGAAGCAATCTTTGGAGGTAACCGCTGGTTTGACCTAGAAGATGATATTCTTGACCAAAATAAACAAGATGCAGAATACATACGTAATTTATTACATGAAGATTTAGTAAAGGACGGAGTTAAAGATGCTATGGCTGAGTGTTTACTTAACGGAGCCATCTATGGTACAGGTATTGGTAAGGTAATTGTACAAGATAAAATGGAAATAGTAGCAACCGAGGTACCAGTACCCGGCACAATGACTACTACTACAGAAGTACAGGAAATACCTTACGTATGTGTTAAACTAGAATCTGTATCTCCTAAAGAATTTGTAATAGACCCAACATCAACTAGCATATCTGAATCATTAGGTGTAGCACATATAGTTGTTAAGCCTCGTTACCTTATAGAAAAAGGAATGAAGGATGGTATCTATGAGGATATGGCATTAGGAAGCTTTGATAAAGCAGACTTTGGTTATGATGATGAATTTGATAACATGTCATATGAAGATGACAAAGTAAAAATTGTAGAATACTGGGGATTAGTTCCTAAGCGTTTTCTTAATAAGAACGCAAGTGTAGATAGTTTTAATTATGATGATGATGAGTTAGTAGAAGCTGTTGTTACAATTGCTAATGATGATTGTGTATTACGAGCAGACGAAAACCCATTCTTATTAAACGACAGACCATTTATATCCTATCAAAACGATAGGGTACCATCAAAATTCTGGGGAAGGGGAATTGCTGAGAAGGGATTTAATCCTCAAAAAGCTTTAGATGCTGAACTGAGAGCACGTATTGATGCCTTAGCACTCACGACACACCCAATGATGGGTCTGGATGCTACTCGCCTACCTCGTGGAACTAAGTTCGACATAAGACCGGGTAAGACAATCCTTACTAATGGTGACCCTAAGTCTGTTCTAATGCCACTTAACTTTGGTAGTCTATCCCAATCGACATTTACTGAAGCAGCAGAGCTAGAACGGATGGTTCAAATGGGTACTGGTGCTATGGATAGTGCGACTAGTCAGTCTGCACAACCTCGCAATGCAACTGCTAGTGGTATGTCAATGCTCCAAGCAGCATCTATTAAACGTCAAAAGAGAACATTAATGAATTTCCAAGATTCATTTTTAATTCCATTAATTAATAAAACTCTTTACAGAAGAATACAGTTTGATAATCAAAGATATCCAGCAGGAGATTTTAAATTTAAACCTTACAGTAGCTTAGGTATTATGGCTAAGGAACTAGAAACAACACAGATGGTACAGTTGTTATCTATGACTCCACAAGGTTCGCCTGCTTTTTATGTTATCTTAATGAGCATATTTGAGAACTCATCACTAGCTAACAGGTCACAATTAGTACAAGCAATCAATCAAATGATGCAACCTAACCCTGAGGACCAGCAAGTTAAACAGATAGAGATGCAGAAATCAATGCTAGAGTTAGAGGAAGTTAAAGCAGAGATTAATAAATTATATGCGGAAGCACAAAAACTACAAGTAGACTCTGGTGATAAGATGTCTAATGAAACTCTAGCTAAGAAACAATTAGAATTAGCAGAGAANATGGTTAAGATAAAAGGAATACAATCAGAAACTGCACGTAATGTGCCTGAGGTAGAACATCTTAACTCAGAAATTGTACTTAACTTAGCAAAGGCAATGAACGGATAGTATGAAGTTATATACTAAAAAGGTAGGTTATATTTTTGTAGGACCAAATGCTCCAGCAAACCCTAAACCTCCTAAACAAAAAAAGAAAGCTAAGAAGTGACAGATAGAGAGATATTAGAACAACGATTAGACATGACGCAACAATGACGCAACATGATGGCTGGCGTGTATTGGTAGAAGAGTACACAGAACTAGCGGAATCACTTGAAAAAATCTATGACATTGATAATGAAAAGACTCTACATGAACGTAGAGGACAGGTAGGTTTTTTAAATATG